GGCTCTAGGCCGCGTGGTTCGTGGCTCTCGACGTTCAGACGCTGTTTTTCGAGGTTCCCCACGCGCGCGTATGCGTGCGAGGAATTACCCATTTATAGCGTCGGAATGTCGGAAACAAAGATAACTACCTGATTTTATTGAATTATTTATTCAGACACCTTTCCGACAAGGTTCCGACAGTCCGACAGAGGGGGCGGTGATGGACAAGAGAGTAGATGCGCTGCTGCGCCAATGGGGCCAGGAACTCGCCGCGCCGGCGCTGGAGGCCTCCGTACGCTCCCCGCTGGGCGACACCGACCAGTGGCTCGGCGGCGGGCGTAGCAGCGGCGGCGAGCGCGGCCTGGGCGTGGCGGCGCTGTTCGCACAGTACAGCCGGGTCTGCCGCGTGGTGGACGACGTGCTGCGCTCCCTGAGCGCCCCACGCGAGGAAGGCGGCCTCGGCGGCCGCGGGCTGACGCTCTACACCCTGGCCAAGGTCCGCTACGTCCACGCCGGCGAGCAGCCCTCCGTGGCCGCCCAGCTCGCCGAGCTGGCGATCAGCGAACGCACCTACCGCACCCAAGTGGCCGAACTGCACCGCGCCGTGGCGGAGCTGCTGGAGAAGCGGCTGCGAGAGGCGGATAGGGCGGCTTGGCGGGTGTTGGTGAGTGGGGCAGCGTGAGGGGTTAAGCTGTTGGTAGGGTGGGCAACTCGCGCAGCGATTGCCCTCCGTTGTCTACCGACTTACTGCAGAGAAAAATGAATGCACGAAGTAAAGTCTAATTTGTATCCATGTGCCCACTGTAACGGGACGGGGACTTGTAAGAATGGAAGCGATAACTCGTCTTGTGCTGTATGCCAGAAAGAACAAGAAGTTAAAGGAAAGGGACTGATCGGGCTGCCTTGCAGTGTTTGCGGAGGGATTGGTCAGGCAGAACCAAGGACGGAGCGAATTAATAAGCGAATGCCGGCGCTGTTGGGTTTTATTGTTATTTTTCTTCTGCTTCTTGGGGTATTTCTTTCTGCTGTATTTGAAAGCCCTTATTTTAGCGAGGTTTTGGCTTTCTCAGGGCCTCTCATAGGTACAGTTCTTGGGTTTTATTATTCGGCACGAGGTAAGCAAGCAACTTAATAAATAGAGAGGGGCAGTGCTCTTGTGGACAAGACTTCTCCGTTGTCCACCCTACTTGCTGCACGGTATGGGTTGGAACGCGAAAGGCCCGGCCCGGCGGGGAGGGGTGGGCCTTTGGACGGCAGTGCGGTGGTCAGCCGTAGGGTGGGTAACTCGCGTAGTGATTACCCGCCGTTAGCATCGGTAGACAAGGCTGCGCAGTTTCCCACCCCACGGTTTCTAGGAGTTCTCCGAGAGCTTTCTTTTTAATATCTTGGTGAGCGCTGACTTGGCTCTGTTGACAAATTCATCCTCGGTTTCTGTTTCTTTTGGTCGGTCTAGGGCTTTACTTAAATCAGAAATTACACTGTCGCTAGTAGCGAGCTCTGCAATTTTACTTCCAAGCCTCTCATTATCTTTTTTGGAAAGCACAAGTATTTCGGGAATGCCCACAGCTGAAATACTATTGGCGATATTCCTTACAGAGGGTAGGGTGGTGGTATTGTTTTCACGCTGCTTGATTTTGCCAAGGAAATCCTTGAGGCTGGCCATTTTAAAATTCCCCACCATTTTTTTCTGAGCGGTAGTATTTGCGGAATATTTCCTCGAATTGAGCAACTATTTTTTCGATTATATCGTCTCTGGTTTCTTCAGGGATATTTGTCCATAGTTTGTAGAACCATGTAAAAAAACTTAAGATCGATTCAAGCATAAAGTACTCAAGTTACCATCGATTGAGTTGTGTGGGGTCTAGTGTAGCTAGGCTGCAACCATACTCTGCTTTCTCGCCCTTCCTGTCTAGGATGCGGGTTTCGCGATCATGATGACCGTTCCAGAGAGTTATACACCATGGACGACAGGCCTAAGCAAGCCTAATGCGCTATCACTCCTAAAATCATGGCGGGAGCAGCGAAAGGCCCAGTGGGGAGGGCTTGGCTTTGGGGGGGGCAGCATTGTGGTCTAGCCTACTTGCTGTGCTAGTTTTTGACAGTGGTTTTCTCGTAAGGCGGAGGGCTTACGTAGCGATTGCCCACCGTTGGCATCGTAGACAAGGCTGCGCCGTTGTCTACCCTACGTGCTTTAGTCCGTCCCAGTGAGCCAAGCGAGCGACTTGAATCGCATATTAGTTTTCTCCACTTTGGTTTCTAAACCAACTTTTACGAGGGGAGTCACAGCCAGTCATGAATTCGATAAGATCTTCTGGCTCTTCAAGGTTAGGGTCAATGGCGCTTCTTACGGATTTTTCTAGTTGGGATGTCGCAAGCTGAACTATGATGTGAAAACGCCGGCCGATGGCTACGATAAAGCCTTCTGAAAACTCAAGCTTTCTTTCCCCAAGCCCTCTTAGAAGCGGGGCTTTTATAGAGTCTTCGCGAGTGATAACTCCGCCTGTATGAACAATTGAGTGCCTTAATTGCCACATTAACTCTAATTCCGAAATCACTTCGCCAGAGTAAATGTTCATGTTTGGAAAAAGTATTCGAAAATAGGAGTTTACTTTTTCGGGGTTGTGCCAGCCCGGCAGTGCATCAGCGATGATTTGCCCTGGTTCTCTTGGGTCGCCACGGCCGGCAAGAATTCTTTGTAGGCTTAAGTTGCATCCTGCTTTCTCCAGCTTTTTAGCTAAATCTATATCATCAAACCCACCCATGAAGTCGACGGTGTTTATGATTTCTGCGAATTGTGCTTTCTGGAATATTTCAAAGTGACTTAGTAGGAGCGCAAATGATGACATGGAGAGCCGTTGAAAGGAGTCTTCGCTGCCCGAAGTTAACGAATTGTCTTTCTTTCTTGGGAAGTTTCTAATGCAATGATTTATAGCATCACATATATGTGTGACCTCTTTAAGGAAAGTAGTCGCTGGGGGCTCGTTTAATGGCTTTTCAGCCCATTGCAGTGAGTGAGGTGGGAAGTAGTCTGTGAGCTTGCGTGAAAATAGGGGCATTTGTTACCTAACTACTATTAGATAGGCGCCAGATGGTGCAGAAGAATATGCTAGATGGTGGATAAAACTCTTTGCCATGCTTGCTCTCCCTGTCTATCTCGCGGGTTTACGGCCGGTGTGGCCGTGTTCCGACGTAATACAGCACGGTCGTCAGCCCTCGGCAAGTAGCCAGTGGTGGCTGATTGACTCCCGTCGGTTACCCCGCTAAGGTTCCCCCTGTCGCTGTCAATCCAGCGACCTGGGATTGGCCTCCCGGAAATTCACAGGCGGACGCAACCGCCGCTCTTGAGCGGTTTTTTTGCGCCCGCAGCATGGCAACGCCTGCGTTATGGGCGGAGTCGTGTGGGCACCCGCAAGGGTGGCCGGCCCCTGTGAGCCGGTAGGCCAACCTGCACGGCTCCGTCCACCCGATTGGCCTCGGGCGCGGAGCCTCCTACCTCACAGGAGATCCACACCATGAAAGCCATCGCACCCGCTTCAACCCCCGTCCTTGTCGAACTGGTTGACGGTCAACCAACCACCACCAGCCTCGATGTCTCTGCCCATTTCGGTAAGCGCCACGCCGATGTAATTCGGGCGATCAGTAAGCTGGACTGCTCGGCAGAGTTCACTGAACGCAATTTTGCGTTGAGTGATTACACCGACTCGACCGGACGGAAGCTCACCCAGTACCGCCTTACCCGCGATGGCTTCACCTTCCTGTGCATGGGCTTTACCGGCAAGGAAGCGGCGAAGTGGAAGGAGGCGTACATCAACGCCTTCAACGAGATGGAGCGCGCGCTGAGCGGCGCGGCGGCGAATCCGGACGCGGACGCCGGCCCGAGCGAGCCGGCCGAGCCGATCCACCTCACCTACAACGACCGCCCGTTCCGCATCGTCCCCGAGGGTGCGGCGCTGTGGTTCGTCGCCATCGATGTGGCCCGAGCCCTGGACATGCGCGATGCCTACTGCATCACCCGTCATCTGCGTAGCGAGCACAAGGCGCAGCGGCAGATCGGCCACCGGCGCCTCAGCCTGATCGACCGGCGCGGACTGGACCTCGCGTTGCACTACGCCAGCCTGGCGCGCTCCGAGCCGCTGCGGCTGTGGCTGGATGCCGCGCTGGAGCAGTTCGTGACCGGCGCGGCGCCGCGTGCGTTGCTGGGTGGCCTCTCCGGTGAGCAGCAGGGTGCGCTCAAGGCGCTGGTGGCGGCGCGCATCGAGACGCTGCCCGAGGCGCAGCGCGGCAAGGCGGCCACGCGCTGCTGGTCGGCGCTCAAGGCGAAGTTCGGCTGCGGCTACAAGGAGATCGAGCCGGAGCAGTTCACCGAGGCGGTGAGCCTGGTTGCGCGCATCGTGCTGGAGGGCGAGTGGCTGGGCAAAGAGGAGTCGAAGGAAGGCACGTTCGTCCTGGACGAATACGCTGCCCAAGACCTGAACTCGCTGATCCATTACACGGACTGGGTGCAGCACCGCTGGAACAAGAACATCCGGGCTGGCCTGAAGGCGTTGAACCCCGAACTCTATAAGAACACCTGGGAGCTCTTCGACGAGGCGGCGAGGGCTGCAGAGCGGTTGGAGCGCAGAGTGCCTCACATCATGGCAGCCTTCAGGAGCGCTATGCGTCCACGTGACTACCTGGCGCAAGGGATGTCGTTATGAGCGATCTCAAGCCCCGCTGATATTGGAGTCGGTGCTCGGCCAACTACCGGGTGGACGGCCCGCTCTGTGTGCTGCGTTCCCTGTGCTTCGCGGGTGCGAAGGCATCGCGCTGAGACTACCGTTCGTCGGGGCGAAGTGCTGCGAGTCGGCTGCGAGCCGGACGCGAGTCGGCGGCGAATCGAACTGGCGTTTTTCCCCCGTTTACGCCACTGCCGGTCGAGGGGTACAAAGCCGCTACTTTTGTGGTTGCTGCGACTGAGGCGGCCCTCCCGCAACACCTCCATCCCGACTCTTCTCCAGACCCCGCTTCGGCGGGGTCTTTCGTTTCCACCGTTCGCCAAGGAGCGCTGATGTCTACCGATCAATCTTTTGCCGATATGCCGCTCTGGCTGGTGATGTTGCTGAGCCTGGCCGGGCTGTCCGGCGAGATGCTCAGGGCATCCGGCCACAACCTGACGCTGCGGCAGATCCTGCAGCGGGTCGCGCTGCGCTTCCTGGCCTCCGGTCTGCTGGGCATGGCGGCGGTGCTGCTGGCGATGGCGGGGTGGGGCGACCTGTACATGGCCGCGGGGCTGGGCATCGTCACGGCGGTGGTCGGCGCGGACGTGGTGGGCGGGCTCTACACCCGCTGGCTGGCGAAGAAGGCGGGGCTGGGCGATGTCGAGTCGCGCTGAGCCGAGGGTCTACAACTCGCGCTGGGCGAAGGCGGCCAGAACCTTCCTGGCCGGGCATCCGCTGTGCGCGATGTGCCAGGCGCAGGGCCGGGCGGTCGCCGCGACGGTGGTCGATCACATCCGCGAGCACCGCCTGAAGCAGGCGCTGCGCAGCGGCGACAAGGCCGCCATCGCCCAGGCGCAGCGGTTGTTCTGGGACAAGAGCAACTGGCAGGGCCTCTGCAAGACCCATCACGACTCGACCAAGCAGCGGATCGAGAAGCGCGGCGTCGAGATCGGCTGCGACGTGAACGGTCTGCCGATCGATGCCGGGCATCACTGGCATGGGGTGGGGGGAGGGTAGAAGTCCGGGGCCCTTCGAGACGAGACCGCCCTAGCCCCTTTTTGTGCAACGGCGGGAAAAATGGAGGGGGCCCCCTTCCGGACAGAGCGCGTTCCTACGCGAGATCCGAGGTGAAAATGAGCGGAAACCACAACTCCGGGCGACCTGCGAAGCCGGCCATCGTCCACCTGCTCAACGGTAACCCCAGCAAGAAGAACGCCCGCGATCTGCTGCAGGAGGCGACCCAGCCGCTCCTGCCGGTGGAGGCGCCGCCCATGCCCGACTGGCTGGACGAAGATGCCCAGGCCGAGTGGGAGCGGGTGGTGCCCGATCTGATGACGCTGGGCCTGATCTCGACGCTCGACCGCCAGGTCCTGGGCCAGTACTGCGAGGCGGTCAGCGACTACCGCCGCTGGACGCTGCGCATCCAGGAGTTGAACGCCCGGCTGGCCAGCCCGGACAGCGGCGACGTGCAGACCTACCGCACTGGCGCCAAGGACCTGTCCATCTGGCGCAAGCTGCGCAACGACGCCGAGCGCCGGGCCGATGCCGCCGGCGCCAAATTGGGCTTCACACCCATGGCCCGGCGCAACCTGAAGGCGGCCCAAGCGCCACAAGGCGAGCTATTCCCCAATGAGCAAAAGCGGATCGCAGACAAGTACTTCTGACCGGACCACGGACTACGCCCGCGACGTGCTGGCCGGGCGGATCGTCGCCGGGCCGGACATCCGCAACGCCTGCCAGCGTCACCTGAACGACCTGGAGCACGGCCCGGCCCGCGGCCTCCACTGGGACCTCGACGCGGCCAACCACGTCATCGGCTACTACGAGGACGTGCTCTGCCTGAACGGCGGCGAGTTCGAGGGCCAGCCCTTCGTCGTGCTGCCCTGGCAGGCGTTCATCCTCGGCAGCCTGTTCGGCTGGAAGGGAGCGGACGGCTACCGCCGCTTCCGCACGGCCTACATCGAGACGGCCAAGGGCTCCGGCAAGTCGCCGCTCGCCGCCGGCATCGGCCTGTACGGCATGACCTCGGACGGCGAGCCCCGGGCGGAGATCTACGCCGCGGCGACCAAGAAGGACCAGGCCATGATCCTGTTCCGCGATGCGGTCTCCATGGTCGATCAGTCGGCCCTGCTGGCCGAGCGGATCGAGAAGACCGGGCGCGGCGAAAAGGTGTGGAACCTGGCGCACCACGCCAGCGGCAGCTTCTTCCGGGCGATCAGCGCCGACGACGGCCAGTCCGGCCCGCGGCCGCACGTGGCCCTGCTCGACGAGATTCACGAGCACAAGACCCGCATGGTCGTCGACATGATGCGGGCCGGCACCAAGAGCCGCCGGCAGGCGCTGATCGTGATGATCACCAACAGCGGCCACGACCGGACCAGCCTCTGCTACGAGTACCACGAGTACGGCCGGGCGCTCTGCGCGGGCACCAAGGAGGACGACAGCTTCTTCGCCTTCATCTGCAGCCTGGACGAGGGCGACGATCCGCTGAAGGACGAATCCTGCTGGCCCAAGGTCAACCCCAGCCTGGCCTTCGGCAAGGCGGACGACCCGAACGGCGGCGTGCCGGGCTACAAGTACCTGCGCGAGCAGGTCACCGAGGCGCGCGGCATGCCGGCGAAGGAGTCCACCGTCCGCCGGCTGAACTTCTGCCAGTGGGTGGACGCCGATAACCCCTGGATCTCGGGCCATCTCTGGATGCAGTGCGAGGAAGACTTCGACCCCGACGAGCTGATCGGCGAGGAATGCTACGGCGGGCTCGACCTCTCCGGGGCGCGCGACCTCACCGCTCTGGCGCTGTACTTCCCGCGCCTGCGCAAGGCCTTCGTCGAGTTCTGGACGCCGGGCGACACCCTGCACGAGCGGGCCCGCACCGACCGGGTGCCCTACGACGTCTGGCTGCGACAGGGGCACATCCACGCCCCGAAGGGCAGCGCTGTCGACTACGCCTCGGTGGCCCAACGGGTGGGCGAGCTGGTCCAGCGCTATCAGGTGCGGGCCATCGCCTTCGACCCATACCGGATCAAGTACTTCACGCCGCAGCTGGATGCCGAGGGCATCGCCGTCGAGCTGGTCTCGCACGGGCAGGGCTACTACAAGTCCGCCGAATCCGGGCTCTGGATGCCGCGCTCCATCGAGCTGCTGGAGCAGGCCCTGACCGAGCGGCGGGTGCGCATCAAGGCCAACCCCTGTCTGCGCTGGAACGCGGCCTGCGCGGTGCTGGAGGCGGACAACAAGGACAACCGGATCTTCGCCAAGCGCAAAAGCACCGGACGCATCGACGGCGTTGTGGCTCTGGCCATGGCATTCGGCGTGGCCGACGACGCCCCCGAGTTCGTCGACATCGACGACTTCCTCAACCAACCCCTGAGCATGTGATGGCGGATACCGACTACAGCATCGACCTGCGCACCAACAGCCCGCTCTGGGCGCGGGTGTGCGCCTTCTTCTCGGGCGGGCGGCTGGTCACGCCGGAAAA